GCGATCTGCCGGCTCTTGACCTCGATCCGGAACAGGCTGTCGTCGCTGAGGTGCGCGAGCTGGAACGCCTCCCACTCGGCCCCCTCGACCCCAGTGGCGCGCGCCAGGTCGAGGTTCTTGACCAAGAAGCGGGCTCGTTGCGTTGCGAGGCTCACTCATTTTCGCCTTCAAGTTGCGCCAGGGTTGCCTCAGCTTTGGCGATTCGCTGTCGGTCCCGCTCCGCCCACTGCTCGGGCGTGAGCAGCGCATGTTCGACGGGTCCACCGTTTTTGCCGGTGTGCTCGTGGCGCACCTTCGGAGGCGTGATCATCTCGGCCAGGAACCGCGCGCTCGCCGTGTCCCCATCGAGGGCCTTGTCCATCTGGGCGGCAATGACGCCCGGCATCTCGCGCCGAATCGCAAGCGCCCAGTTGGCTTCCCAGGCAGCGGCAAAGGCTGGCTCCTTGAGCCATTCATAAAATGTGTTGCGACTTACATCGGCCTCGGCGCAAATCGCTGAAATCGTCCTGCTCAGGCCTGGCTTCTGGGCAACTTCCAGCAGCGATTGCTGTTTGGGGCTGGGTTCCCATTGTGTCATTTTTTGTCATCCCAATCCTTCGGGTTCAGCCGGCGGCCTTGTTCCCGGCCCCCGCATCGCCACCGCGACGCCATCGCGGCGCCTTGGGCAATCCATGCACCGCGTCCACTGTAGCCTGTTCACCTGCCCGGCGTGCTGGAGTGAGCGGTTGTTGGGGCGGCCGTTGCTCACGTCCTCGAAGTGCTTTCGCCCGCAACTTTCGGAACATTGCAGGTCGCGGGCCTCATCGTCCCTGTCACACTCGTCACGCCAGCGGAGCCAGCGAGAGGCGAAGATGCAGAAGTCGGTGGCCCACCGCCAGCCGGTTACGCGGTCGATACCAACCAGCGCCGACGCTTGCGGGATGTCCTGGCCTGCGAAAAAAAGCTCAAGAAACGACGCCCGGTTGCACTTCTTCATGGATGCTGACATGAAGTAGGCATCCACAGCCCCAACCCGCAACTTCTCATAAGTCGCGACGGCATCGGGCGCGGCGCTGCAATTGAGCACCGAAACAACGAGGGCCTGAAGCTCGCTCAGCGACACCTCTGGCCCACTAAACACAGTGGATTTTTTCTCGGCGATTGTCAAAAGTGGGCTCATCGGATCAGCGTCCTTTCTTCCCGCTGCCCCTCGACGCTGCACAGCGCCCTGAGCCACCGCGCGAGGCGGCAGATAGCCCAGCAGACGCGGCACACGCCCTCATAATGGCCCAGGTCGTCCACGAGCACCCGCGCATTGCTGAGCCCATGCCTGAACGTGCGGGTGGATCTGCGCCCGCACTGGCACCGCCCGGTGAGTTCATGCACCTTGTCCGCCACGCCCTGAGCCAGCGCCCACCACTCGAACGGCTGGCCCATGTGATCCCGTTGGATGCCGAGCAGAACTACGCGCATGCCGCGAGCTCGGAGTGCGGCGCAGGAGCCGATCAGGATCTGAGGGTCATCCCAGAGGTGCGACTCCTCGATCACGACCAGGCGGGCCGGCGACCGGGCCAGCGTGCTGGTGATCTGGTAGGCATCCTCGATCACCGTGGCCGGGTAGCGCTCGCCGGAGCGGGCCACGAGCTCGCCGCCGTCTCTCGTGTTTTTGGCCGGCTGGATGGCGATTGCCGCGCCCGGCCCGTACTGCTTCTCGGCCTCCCAGCACAGCGCAATGGCGGCGCCGGTTTTGCCCCAGGTGCGCGTCCAGGGCGGCACGATGGCCGAGTCCGCACGCATGGGGCCGGCGATGACGATCAGCTCTCCACTCATTCGTAGATGCTCCTTTCCGTGCCCTTGACGCGGCCGTCCTGCGGCTCGTCGAAGTAGGCGCCCTGATCAGGCCACTTGCGCGCCGCGGAAGCCGCATCCTCCAGGGCCAACACGGCCAGCAGCGAATACCCGGCGTCGTCGAGGAGCGAGTCCCGGAGCGGCTCGCCTTTGACCTGCGCCACGGCACCAGGCCGGGCGAGCTGCGCGATCCTGGCAGCCTTGTCGCTCTTGCGGCACAGCAGCGCCTCGAGCGGACTGAGCCATGGGGCCAGCGCTGGCGCATTCAGCACAGAACGGCCATAGTCGCGGTGTTTTCGAATCAGGGTGTCGGCGAGGCCGTCTGTCAGGGCCCGGATCCTGTCTTCCCAGCCAGGGGCGTTTTTGGCCCCTTCCTGCCCCTGCCCATGACCTTGCCCCGCCTCGGCGCCCGAGGGGGCTTCCTGGGCAAAATTTCGCCGTTGCTGTGGCTGATTCATCGCCTCCCCCAATGCCGGCTCAAAATGCCGCCCGCGGCGCCATCAACTTCGATCAGATCGTCGGATGCGCCGTAAATTTGCGTTGCCATCGCGAAAGCCCCAGGGTGGTGGCGCCCCAGGCGGGGCGCCGGTGGTCGGTTTCAGCTGGAATGGACGACCGGGACGACCTCGATCCGAACAGAGCCCAGGCCGACGAGGTAGCCTTGCGGCTCGGGCCCAGCCAGGATCTCTCGCAGGCACTGAAGGGCATCTTCTTGGGCCTTCACGCTGGCCAGGTCGAGCCCCGGGGCCTCCAACGAGAAGAGGGGCCGCTTGACCTCTCCGTCGCCTTCCAGGTGCAGAGCCAGGAAGACCTCCAGCCGATAGGTCGGCTCCTTGGCGTTCAGGGCCAGCCGCCAGCCATAGTCCGCGCGGGGAGGCTCCCGGATGGAGTTTCGAGGCTTGATCTCCGCGCTCAGCCGCTCCAGGTCGCCCTTCACGCGAGCCCCCACCTGGAAAGCTCCTTCCTTGTGGACGATGCTGTAGAAGCCCAGCTTTGACGCGATCCACATCTCAGCTACCTCCCTTCCGAGGCCGCCCGCGCTTGCGCTTCGAGGGCTGCTTGTCTGCGCTGTCTTCTGAGCTCGGGATGTCCTGCTGCCTGGCCTGGCCCATGCGCGTGTTCGGCATGTTCCGCATCTCCTGATCGATGGCCGACTCGCCCTCGGTGGCGATCCGGTCGAGCCGCGCGTCCAGGTCATCGAAACCAGCCTTCTCGGCCTTGAGCTGCTCTTTGAGATCCTTGATGGAGGCCCGCCTCTCGGCTCTCCAGCGCTGCAGCTGCATGACGCATCGCAGGCGCCTGGAGTCCAGGGCATACTCCGGTTCCGGATTTGGCCTTGGAGCTTCCTTGGACCGCTCCTTGGCCTCCGGTTCGTGAACCTTTGCCAGTGGCGCATCGTCGCCCGTGCGCTCCGCCAGCATGAGAGGCGCCTCAGTCGTCTCGCGCTTGGCCACGGTGCCGTAGCGGGCGTTCTCGTCCCGCTCGATCAAGCCCGCCTTGATCAGCTCGGCAACCAGGGCGTCTCCATCGGGGAGTGCCATCCTGTGGTTGTCTCGCAGCCACTTGATGAGCGACGGATGCCGTTTCCTCTGGGTGCTGAGCAGCTCCAGCACCGCGGCCTTGGTTTCCTCCCGCTGCTCCTCCGTGGTGCGCAAGGCGCCCGTGGAGGCTTCCTGCTGCGGCTCTTGGGTGGCCTCATCGCCTTCCGTGACCAGCTCTTCATCAACATGCTCAACCAACGCAACGACTGCCATCGCTAACCCTCCATACCCTGTTCACGGGCGGTATTCTGTGTTTGAAAACTCACTGCCATGCCTCGCGATCGGCGCCAGAGTCGTCGTCAACATCGAAATCCGATGTGTCAACCGCCTCGAAATCGCTCCAGGGCGCATGGTTGCTTGGTTCTTCATCGACCCCGAAGTTTCGCGGCTCATCTGTCAACGGTCTGTCAACGCCTGTCAACGCATTTGTCAACGCCGGAGATGCCGATAGATTCTTGCTCGAAGGCCGAGTGTCAACGCTTTTCGGGGGATTCGGGGGTATTACTAAAAAAGTATGCCCTTTTTCATTGTTTTTATTATTTACTGTATCGAGGGGGGTGCTTTTCCGTTGACAGTAGTCCGCAAAGACCGATGGATGCGGCTCGTATGCTGTCAACGCCCGCGTTGACACTCCGTTGACAGCGTTGACACTTGCTTGCCGGAGGTATCCCCGGTCCATCAGCAATCTTATGGGAGCCTCGATTCCATCGGCGCTTTCGAAGTGCCGAGCGAGTGCTCGGTATGCCTCCCTCTTGGTGAATCGTGTCAACGCCTTGCGTGCGACCCACTCCAGGATGGTTGTGGCGCCCCGTTGAGTTGCGTTCGCCGCCATCATGCCGAAGGCCGCTTGCGCGTGCTGTTCGAAGAAACGCCCCAGGCCGATGGCATCGCCCATGGTGGCCTCCGAGATGGAGAAATCCCACGGCGCGCCTCCCGCCTGGATCGCCTCGACGGAGTGCAGGAGCCCCGCGATCCTGAGCACCGCTCCGGGCAGCTTGCCGGCCCAGTCCGTGATTGCTCCAAGATCGGCATCCTTTGCGAGCTGCGGCTCGAGCTCTGACCGGAACGCGATGAATCGAGCCCTGGCCTCCGGGGAGAGCAGGATCCTGAACGGTTCGAGCTTCCGGCCTGGATCCTGCCATCCAGACGGCAGGTTCAGGAGAGCGCGGATACAGCGGTGGTAGCTCGCGCGCACTTCGTCCGGAATCGGTTCCGTTTCGATCTTGCGCCGCCCGAGCATCGACTCTGGCAGCACGTACAGCACGCGGCCCAGAAGCCCGCGGCCGCGGAACGCTGGCTTGTCGCTCAGGCTCCGGATCACGTCCGGCTGGATCCCCAGGCACATGGTCAGGGCCGGCTTGGAGACGAAGTCCGAGGCCCTTCCAATGCGGTCCACTCGGATGTTCCCGCCGTCGTGGGCCTTGAGGTAGGCGTCGATCTTGATTCCGCCCGAGGCATAGAGCCCGGCCATGATGTCGAAGATCCCGCCCTCCTCGCTGAAGAGAGCGACCTTCCCTCCCTGCTCCTGCATCACGCCCACGATTTTCTCGGTGGTGATGTCGTCCACCAGCAGCTGCGGCAGCTCCTGGACACGGAAGGCCGCAGCCTCGCGAGCCATCCTGATCGCCTCGTCCTTGGCCGCTGCATCGGCGTTTTTGCCGGATGCGCGCTTCTCGGCCGCCCGTGCCCGGTTCTCGAGGATGCGCTTTTCGGCGCTCAGGCTGGCGTGGCGTTCTTCGTACGCGGCGGCCTGTTCCACCTGCCACTCTTCGAGAGGCGCCTTGCAGCCGTTCAGGATGGCGCTTTTCCTCTCCGCTGGCGCCATCACCATCGCCACATAGAGATTCAGCGGCTCTGACCAATCCGGCCCATAGACGACAATGGCCTTTTTGGCCATGGCCGCCGCCACGGTTCCCAGGGCTGCCACCATGCAGGCCTCGAGCGGCGTTTGCGTGGATTCCGCGAGCGCCGAGACGAAGCTCGCGATTGGATCTGGGATCAGACCAGTGCTGAGCGGAGGGGCCTGCATTGAGCCAAACGACAACGGCGCGGGCCAGTCATTGGCCGGCTCTGGCTCGACTGCGATCGAGGCTTGCTCCTCCCTCGCCTCCTTCGCGGCCTTGATGCTCACGACCGACTCGCCAGGCGTCCATACCGGCGCCGCCTTCGCGATGGCCTGGAGCTGCTCCTTCGTGCCGCCCGCCCGGATCCAGTCCGAGGCGTCCTTTATACCGTCGCCTGGGAGCTCGATGATCCGGACGCTCTTTGCCACCGAGAAAACGCTCTTCGCCACCTGCTCAGCATGCTTGCGGCCGGGCTCGTCCTTGTCCGCGATGATGACGACCGGAGCGCCCGCGAGGCTCTCGCTGTAGCTGTCGCGCCACTTCCCGGCGCCCATGGGGGAGGTAGTGGCCACGAAGCCCATGACCGCGAGGTTGTCCGCGTCCTTCTCGCCCTCGGTCACGAGCACCGTTCGGCCGGCCTTGGCTGCCTCAATCACCGAGGGGAGGCGGTAGAGGACAAGCAGGACGCCTTTGAGATTCCAGGCCCAGCCGCCCTTGCTGTCCGGCCTGCGCTGGCGGAAGTCCTTGGGGGCGAACCGAACGGTTTGGAACTTCATGGTCCCGGCCGCGTCCACATAGTCGTAGACCGCCACAATCGAGGCGCCATCCTTGCGCGGGAACAGGTCGCGCAGTTCGAGCCCGATTGCCCGGACCACCGTTCCAGTCTCACACCCCGCATGACACTTCACCAGCACCCGGCCGTCCTTGCCCTCCGTGAGGTGCAGGCTCGCCGCCCTGTCCTCGTGCGCCGGGCACTTGCACATGAACGAGCCGTCCGTCTGGCGCTTGCCGCCTCCGAACCGCTGGCACACCATCTCAAGCGCGTCCATCAGGCCACCCCTGCCTTCTGGCGTGGCGCGAGCGCCTCATCCTGGAACAGCTCGGGGTAAAGCGCCGGTTTGCGCTTCCAGCTTGCAGCAGCGATGGTGTCGATCGCCTGCTTGGCCTTCTCGAAGGAGACGTCGGGGTTGAGGCCGTAGCGCACAAGCAGGCGGGCCTGCTTGTAGCTGCACAGGCCGCTTCTGCGCCGCTCGAAGATCTTGTCGATGAGGGCTCCGGCCTGGCCTCGTTCGAGCACGGTTCCCTCCTCGATCTCGATGCCGGCCTGTGCCAGCGTGGCGAGCTGTTTCTCCGTGGCCGGCACGCCGCCCCAGCGGTTCTTCTTGTTCGGGGCGCCCAGCACCTGGAACGGGTCCACGTCCTTGGCCTTGAACCGGGCCTCGGCCACCACCTGCTGACGCTGATCGAGCGCATAGCGCGCCGCGGCTTCGTCGAGCGCCTCCAGCGTGGTCTTGTTTGGATCCGCGCCCATCAGTTTGAGCGCCAGCTGCCGGACGTTCTGGTCCCTGTTGCCGTCGAGGATGTCCACCGTGGAGACCAGCGAGTGCTTGCCAGAGTTGCCGGCCAGGTCGAGCACCAGGAGGTCCTTCTTTCCGGTGGCCGGAGAGAGGCGCGTCCCTCGGCCCACCATTTGCGTGAAGAGCGCCCGGCTCGTCGTTGGCCGGGCAACGGAGACGCAAGCCGTAGGCGGCGCGTCGAAGCCCTCGGTGAGCAGCATGCAGTTGCACAGGTACTGCACGCGGCCGGCGGAGAAGTCCGCGATCGTAGCTCTCCGGGCGTCCTTGTCCATGTCGCCCCACACAGCTTTGGCCTGGGCTTGGCTGTAGCGGCTGATCACCTCCGTGAGCGCCTGGGCATGGGCCACCGTCGCCGTGAAAACGATCGTGGGGCGGTCTCCCGCGAGCTCGACGGTGGGCACCGCCATTTCGTGCAGGACGCGCTCGTCCATCAGGATCTCTTCGAGGTCCGAGTCCATCAGGTCGCCCGTCTCGCGGTTGCGCCTGACCTTCGACAGGTCGAGCGACTCAATCTCCACCGTGCGCTGACGGATCGGCACCAGGAACCCCTGCTCGATGGCGTCGCGGATCTCGTACACGAACGCCACCGACTCGAACGCCTCGCGCATCGCTCCGCCGTCGGCTCTGTCCGCCGTCGCGGTGACGCCCAGCACCTTGGCGCTTGAGAAATAGTCGAGAACCTCTTTGTAGCTGTCTGCGATGGCGTGGTGTGCCTCGTCGACGACGATCAGGTAAAACTCATCCCGCGCGAACGCCCTCCTGCGCCGCTCCCGAGCCATCGTCTGCACCGAGGCCACGACGACATCAGGAACGACAGGCGCCTCACCGAGGATCGAGAGCTGGCCGATGCCTCCGACAGTGGTCCGCTCGCCCATCTCGATGCCGCACCTGAGATCCGTGGCCCACTCGATCTTGGCCTTGGCCTGCTCGATGAGCTCCTCCCTGTGCGCAAGAACCAGGATGCGCCCGCGCCTGCGCGCCAGCTCGGCGACGGCGGCGAAGAGGACGGTCTTGCCGCATCCGGTGGGCATCACCACCAGCGTGGAGCGGTGCTTCGAGAGCGCGATCCGGACGGCCTGGAGGGCTTCTTGCTGGTAGGGGTAGAGCGTGACGGCTGCTTTCATCGGGCCGCCGCCTTCTTCGCCGCCTTGGTGGCCTTCAGCGTGGCTGACCGCTTCTCGAAGAACTTCCGGTTCTCGGCCGAGATCATCTTCTGACGCCGCTCACGCGGAGTCTCCGCATCCGGCCTCTTGGCCTGCGCCTCCTGGACGCTCCGAGCCGTGCAGCGCGGGCAGACATTCTTCATGGGGCAGTCGCAGCCTTCCGCGCCCCGGCATGGCCACGCGTGGCTCTTGCACTGCAGCATGAGCGCGCCGTCGTGAGGGCAGCACAGGCTCTCAAGTCCATGCAGCGCGTCGAGCATGCGTTCCACGGTCGCGGAGGAGACACCCGAATCTCCGGCCTTGGCGTAGCTCACGGTTGATTCCGAGACGTCCGCGATCCCAGCAAGCGCCTTGCCCGTGACGCCCATCACCTGCATCTTCTCGGCCAGCGCGGCGCCCAGCTCCTTCGCGCGGTTCTCCCGCATGACCGGATGCTTGGCGCCCTTGCCCCTGGGTTGAGGTCGGCCGGAGAGGGGCGCGATCTGGTTGAGGTTGCCGGCTCCGGGGATCGGTATAGGGTGAGCAGGTGTTGCCTCCCCGGAGCCGTTGGCCTCAGCGAAAGGGCCATCCACGGCAGGGGCCTTGATGCGTGCGCCCGAGCCTTCCGCGCCGGATTCAAACGCGGGGGAGGTGAGGATGGCGTCAGAAGTGCCGCCGCCAGCGAGTCGGCCAGAATCGGCCCCTTGGGTAAGGGCGCCAGCGGCGGCGTGGATGTAGTCGTGCAGCCCAAGGAGCCGCCCCGAGAAGTCAAAGTCGATGGGAATCCTCACTGCTCTACCTCCCTGATGGTGCGCCTCGCCCGCGCGAGCTGCCCACCTTCAATGTTCTCCCGGGCCATCGCCCGGATCTGCTCGCGCTTTTCCTCGCGCTCCATGTCTTCGTGCGCCCACGTTGCTTCCAGAGCTCGCATCTCCTCTGGCGTGACGCGCCCATCCTGGACGGCCGCATACTCGAGCATGGTGGATTCCGTGCCAGCGCTCTGGGTCTGCAGGATCTGGCGGAACATGTCGCGGGGGCGCCGCCCGCGCTGGACGATCTTCCAGGCCCAGGTGAAGCCCCATCGCTCCGCGAGAGCCCCGATGATGGCAACGCCAGCGCCTTGCTTGTCGCCCATGACCGTGGCGTCCACCGTGCGGAACGGAAGCGCGTTGTCCGCGCCGGGCTCCATGTGCTTGTAAACGGAACTCTCGGGCCGTCCCGATGCGAGGGCGAGCCACTTGACCGTGATGGTGTTTGCCACCTTGCGCCCAGCGTGCCCTTCAAACGGTGCTCGAGCTGTGTGCCTTCGGATAAGATCTCCGCCGCGTTTGGCGAAGGCTGCCGATCATTGCCTTGCGCTTTCATCCGGCCGCCTCCACCGTAGGGGGGAGGGGTTTGAGCATCGCAGCGCCTTTCTGGAGCGGCATAGTCTGGCAGGCTGCGCGAAACTCAAGCTCTTCGTATCTGTCGCGAAATAGTCCCTTGGCGTTCATCCGAAGGCAGAGAGCCGTAACAACATCGTTCCCAAGCCTATGAAAGCCGGCGCGGGGATTCCAGAAATACCCATCGACCTTGCCCAGGGACCGAGCGAGTTCCGCATCTGATCGTAGGTTCTCGGCTGCCCTGAGCTGTTCTATGCGTTCCCAAATGTCCATGGAAAGGATTATTCCACTTAAAATGGAAAAAATCAAGACAAATGGAAAAATAATGAATCAAAATGAAGACTTTTCATTTATAATTCAGTCACTTAACCTTGATTCCATGGAATACTGGGATTGGGTCCGGAAAGAGATGAGGGCGACATGCCCAAAATGTCACATTTTGATCTCTGGAAGCCGCCCAGCGTCGAGCTCTTCAAGATTTTAGAGACAAACCTATTTTCATCGCCAAGCCCGCGCGGGCTTTTGCTTTTTGGGGGAGAACGGATCCGCCAAGCGGCAAAAATCCATTTTTGGTGAATTTTGGCGGCGCCTGGATTGACATTCCATTTTTTATGGAATATAAATGGAATTGTCGAACAGTGAACCCCCTCCCCAGGAGCCCCCCATGTCCCAAGACCCCGACATCCTTCCCCCGCCCCTCGAACGCCGCGTTGACCAGATCCTGACCGACCTGGCCCGCCAGCACATCGAGACGGCCAAGGCCAATCTCGAGCGTGTTGCCTTGACCTCAGCGACTGCCACGACGATCCACCGGCTCGAACAGGCGCTGCAGGCGCTGACTGGATGTGAGGCTGCAGCATGAACGACCACAACAACGCCCAATTCATCGCCGCCGTCCCCCTTCGAGCCCGCCCCGTCATGGAGATGTGGCTCGCGTCGTGGATCGTCGCGGTACAGGTGGAGCGAGCGGTCGAGCTGGCATCCCAGAAGCTGCAGGCTCCGCCCACCGACAGCGCCCGTGGATTGATCCGCAAGCAATGGTTCCAGGCCGCCATCTGGCTGCAGATGTCGGCCGTCGCGAGCGCGAACTGATGCTGACTCCAGCGCAAATAGAGGAGCGCAAAACCGGCATCGGCGGCTCAGATGCGGCCGCAATCCTGGGCCTCTCTCCGTGGGCAACGCCCTGGGATGTGTGGCTCGAGAAGATCGGCCAGGCCGCGTCAAAGCGCGAAAGCGAAGCCATGCGCTGGGGCGCGCTGCTTGAGCCCGTGATCCGGGCTGCCTACGCCGAGCAGATGGGCGTGGACGTGATCGAAGTCACGAGGACGCAGCGGCGCGCCTACGAGCCCTGGATGCTGGCGAACCTCGACGGCGTGGTGATGCCCCGCGCTGTAGGTCGCCGGGCAGTCTCCAGGGCGGGCGACCTGTCCGAGCTGCCCGGCGGCCAGGCCTGGGGTCTTGAGATCAAGGCGGTGGCCGAGCGCCACCATGAGTGGGGCACTCCCGGCACGGACCAGGTGCCCGTCCACTACCTGCTCCAGTGCGCTCATTACATGGCCGTCACCAGGTTCTCGCGCTGGGATGTCGCCGTCCTCATCGGCGGCCAGAGGCTGCAGGTCTACCACCTCGAGCGGGACCTGGAGCTGGAGGAGCTCCTCATCGAGGAGGAGCGCCGCTTCTGGTTCGAGCACGTAATCGAGCAGGTTCCGCCCGTCGAAGGATTCTCAGAGGCCGCCCACTGGATCAAGTCCTGGAGGAGCCGACAGGCCGGGGAGATGCTCCCCGCCGACTCGGAGCTCACACTGCTCGCCCTCGAGCGCCAAAGCCTGGCTGCCCAGATCGCGCTGCTCGAACCGCGCAAGACGCAAATCGAAAATTTTTTCCGCGCTGTCATCGGCCCAGCCTCGGGAGTCGAGGGGGCTGACTGGCAGTGCACATGGAGGCCCGATTGTCGAGGCGTCCGGTCCCTCCGCTTCAACTTCAAGGAGACGCCATGAGCCAAGCTCTCGCAGTGATCGACAAGCCCCAAGTCCCGGCCGCAAAAGGCCCGGACCCCATCACCACCCTTTCCGCCTACCTGCGCACGCGGGAGGGCAAGATCGCCGAGATCATGCCCAAGGCGCTCGCCAAGACCATGTCCCCTCATCGTCTCATCACAATCGCGATGGCCGCCGCCAGCCGGAACCAGGACCTGCTCAAGTGCTCGCCGGAATCGATCTACTTGGCCCTGCACCACTCCGCCCAGCTCGGCCTCGAGGCTGGTGGCCCGCTCGGCCACTTCTACCTGGTGCCTCGGTGGAACAGTAAGGCCGGGCGCATGGAGTGCACCTCCGTGATCGGCTACAAGGGCCTCGCGGAGCTGTGCCGCCGCTCGGGCGAGATCTCGCGGATTGATGCCGCGGTAGCTTACGAAGGGGAGCACTTCGCTGTGCGCCGGGGCCTGGCCCCAGACCTGGAGCACGTCTGGGACATCACGGTCCCGCGGACGCCGGAGAAGGTGGTTGCAGCCTACGCGGTGCTGGTCACCAAGGACGGGGCGACGTACTTCGAGGTTCTGACCCGAGCCCAGATCGAGGAGCGCCGGGCCAAGAGCAGCTCGAACGCGAAGGGCGGCGGTCCCTGGGCCAGCGATTACGCCGCCATGTGCAGGAAGAGCGCCCTGCGTGCCCTGCTCGCCGGCGGCCTGGTACCCCTCTCGACGGATCTGGCCGTTGCCTTGGAGGAGGACATCCGGAGCGAGGACGCCGAGGATCCAGCAGCGCCGGCCGCACCGGAGCAGACGGACGACGGACCAAAGACTCAGACCGACCAGGTGAAGGACGCGCTGAAGAAGAAGGGAGCCAAGGCGAAGCGCGCCGACTCCCAGCCAACGCCCGAGCCTCGCCAGGACCAGCCGCAGGACACTCCGACCGAGATGCCAGAGCTTCCGGATCTCGACGAAGAGGAGCAGGCGGGCGGGCCTTCCCAAGAAGTCCTGACAGCCCACTCAAGCGCGGCTGCCCTCATCGATGCCGGCCAGCGCGATCGCTGGCTGACTGAAATGCAGGCGAATGGATTCAGGAAGTTCATTGACGAAAAGCGGGACTTCGGGGTGGTCGGTCTCATCCTGGAGGCGACTGCTCGCCTCGATGCCCAGCGCAAGAGGGCCAACGGCAAGGCGCCGACCTCAACCAAGTCAGCTGCTCCAGCGCAAGAAACTGCCGAGGCGCGCGAGCCGGGAACGGAGGGCTGAGGCGTGGCCCTCCTCCTCGAAATCAAGATCCCTGGGGAGCCGGTTGGAGCCGGCCGCCCCAGGGTGGTTCGCCTAAAGAACGGGCATTCCCACACGTTCATGCCGGACAAGAGCGCCGCGTGGGAAGCCCTCGCCATCGAGCAGATCCAGAAGGCCTGGGGCGAACGCCAGCCCGTCGAGCAGCCCGTCGCCGTCCGGGTGACGGCCATCGTCGGCCGCCCCCTGCGCTTGATGCGCAAGAAGGATCCGAAGGGTCGCATCTGGGCGCCCTGCAAGCCCGACATCGACAACATCCTGAAGCTAGCGATGGACGCCCTCGTGAAGGCCGGGGTCCTCGCCGACGACAAGGCAGTCACCCACATCGAGGCCTCCAAGAGCTACGCCTCTGAGCAGCCGCTGGAGTCGCCCCACGTAGAGATTTCCATAGGAGACCTCGCATGAAGCTGCGCCAAAACGACTTCGACCCGCTGGGCGCCACGCCAGTCATGCCCCAGCTCAAAACCATGCACCAAAACGGTAACGAAATTTCACCGGCCGCCTGCCCCTCTTGCGAGAAGGCGCGCCAGCTCCGGGAGCTTGTTGCGAGCGGCCGCACGCACTGGGAGGGCTGTTGGCGCGATCACCTCTCGTGTGCGGTGGCCCGCGCAAAGGAGCTGGAGTCACTCGCGGAAATTGGCAGGAGAATGAAAGCGCTCCCGATCGGGGCCGAGGTCACTCGATTTGCGGATGACGAGTGGGAAGTGGGAGGCACGGACTACGAAGACGGATACGTCACCGTCGCAGAGGGAGATAGCCTTCTCGACGTCCTTCGAGCCGCCCAGATCGGGGAGGAGGTGACCCGTGCCGATCAAACCTGAAAACAAGGCACTCTACCCGCAGCTCGCCGTCTACCTCGACCCCGTTGGCGTCGGGACGGGGAGGTGATCGCCATGGCCATCAACTTGATTGAATCCACCCCAGGATTGGTGGGCACGGAGGAGGCAGCGCCCAGACCGGCCCTGGCCTACCTCTCTGCCGAGCTCAAGGTGCCCGCGACCTGGGCCGATGTACTGGCCGCCCTCGGCTCGATCCGCGCCGAACACGAGCAGGAACGCGCCAGGCGGGAGCTGGCGGAGGCCCTGCTGCGGAAGGCGCGGGCGAAGGTGGCCGAGCTGGAGACCGCCAAGGAGGGAATCCAGCTCTGGGGCCAGGGCTGGCTGGACGCCTACGAATCCGCCGCCGAGCGGGCTGCCCTGTTCGAGGCGAAGTTCCACACCGCCCAGGATGAACTGCGCCGCACGAGGGAGGCCGGAGGGGCCATGGCTCGGACGTTTGGCCGGGCTGTGGAACTGCCCGAGCTGTGGCCGGCCGTGCGAGAACTCCGATGAGGGCACCTGGAGCGCCCAGTAGGTGGCCGACGATCCGCTGTGCGCACCCTGCAAGGCGGATCGGATGCCCCAGGCTGCACCCAGAAGGACCGTGGCCTTGGATGAGGCGCAGCTCGAGCTCTTTTGATTGGAGTGGGGAGGTGGGGCGTGGCGTGGCGAGGCAAGGAGCGGCAAGGCCGGGCGTGGCAAGGAATGGCGGGAGGGGCGGGTTCGCCTCCTCCCGATTAAAACTCTGGAGAAAACAATGAACGCGAGCGATCTCATCAAGAAATTCGAAGGCCTCCGGCTGAAGGTTTACCTGGACTCGGCCGGCCTTCCCACAGTGGGATATGGTCACAAAGTCCAAAAGCGCGATCGACTGGCCGAGGGTCAGTGGATCACGATCGATCTGGCGGAGCGCTTCTTCGAGCAAGATTTCTCCGCGGCCAAACGCGATCTGGCAAGGCTGGTGCAAGTGCCCCTCTCGCAGGGTCAGGAGGCTGCGATCTTGAGCTGGCTCTACAACGTCGGCGGGGGCCAGGCGAAGGGCAGCAAGGTCGTCACGCACCTGAATGCCGGCGATCCCTGGAGCGTGCCCGCGCTGCTCAAGGAGTGGTGTCACGCCGATGGGAGAGTGGACGATGGCCTGGTCAAGCGCCGCGAGGAAGAGTCCGCGCTGTTCACCGCCGGCACACCTCCGAAGCCGTCCGTTCTGCGCCGAGGCGACAAGGGCCCAGAGGTGGCGCAGCTACAGGAGGCGCTGATCCGACTCGGCTACCTGGATCCTCGCGTCCGTGCCGGCGGTCTCGGTGGGTTCGGCCCCGCGACCGAGCGAGCCGTCAAGGCGTTCCAGGCCTCGGCCGGGCTGAACGTCGATGGCGTGGTGGGGCCTGTGACCCGCGCTGCCCTCGATGCGGCCGGACGCGCACGACAGGAGGCGCCATGAGTGCAGATGATCAAATGCCCACCGCCGATGACCGTGCCCGCGATCTGCGCCGCTCCATCGGCTCCAGCGGGCACGGAGCGCTATCCCCTGTCTGCCCCTGTGGCACCCTCGGCCATCACAGGGTAGCCCGTCGGACCACGGCCGACGGACGACAGATCAATATCGGGTCCGATGGCTCGATGTGGATGCCGCTGGGACTGCCTATCCGTGGGCTGGGCGCGCCGAGGACGCGGTACGGCTCCCACCGCAGGGCTGACGCTGTGCGCCTCATGATGGATAGCCTGTCTCTATTTAATTTGGCCGAGATCCCGGCCCTCATCCGGGCTGCGGAAGCGACCTCCAGATACTCCTACGCCTCCGAGGATGCTCGCCGAGCTGATGCGGTGAGGCGGGCAGGGCGAGCACTCACCAGGAGATGGCGATGAGCACCGAGCAAATCCAGGCATCAACCGAAACCGACCGCGATTGCTGGGAGACGCCGCATCAACTCTTCGTGGCCATCGACGCGCACTTCCACTTCACGCTCGACGTCTGCGCGCGCCGGGAAACGGCCAAGGTCGAGCGGTTTTTCTCGCCCGAAGACGACGGCCTGGCCCAGAGCTGGCGCGGCGAGACGTGCTGGTGCAACCCGCCGTACAGCAACATCGCCCCGTGGCTCCGCAAGGCCGCCCACGAGTCGATCGGCGGAGCCTGCACTGTCGTGGTGCTGGTGCCGCCCTGGACCGATACGCGCTATTGGCACGAGTGGGCATCGGCCGCCAGCCACATGATTCTGCTGCCGGGCCGGGTGAATTTCCTGCTGGGCGGCCGGCCGGGGAACGGGAACAAAACGCCGAGCTGCCTGCTGGTCTACGGCCGCCCGAGGTGGTGGCACCCGTGGGACGAGGTGCCGGAACAGCCGCGGCTCTCGACGTGGAACTGGAAATAATCCACCCCTGAATTTTTGCCTCCTCGCACGTAACCATAGCCACAGGTTTTTTTCATGCGCCCAAGATCTGTACATAGCCGCCAAAGGCGATCAGCGGACGCCGCCCTCCTCGGGGAGGCGTTGGCGGAGGTGTGCATGAATTCGATCCCCACACGCCTCCGCCACATGAGCCCTGATTTTTCCGGCATCGACCCCTCGACCCCTCCCCCAAAATCGCTACCCCTGGGCTACCCCAAGATATTTTTTCGATTTTCGGCACTGGCCTATTGCGCAATATATAGCCAGTGGCTATATAGATAGTGTGAGCAATGGAGCTCACCGAGAAGCAGGAGGAGCGAAATGGTGGCACTGGTTGGGAGCGCAAAGCAGATCGCGTGGGCGACGGACATTCGGGCGGATTTCCCCGGAATCACCGCGCGCTTTTTCGAGAACTGCGCTGCCGCCTACGGCCATCGCGACGCGGACGACAAGGGCCGCGCCTACCAGCTCAATTTGTTTGCCACCGGGCAACTGCTCGTCGAGGAAATGGAGGTCGAAACCTCCGCCGCCCGGTGGATCGAGGCGCGGGGCGATTTCAAAAACGCGATCGTTCGCAGGCTGTTCAACGCCGCGAACAGGGCCGCCGCCGCCGCGCGCGTGGCCGAGATCGCCGATATGGTGGCAGCCATCGTTGCGTTGACCCAGACGGTCGTGACAACTCCCGAAACGACGCCCGAGCCGCCCACCAGCGGATCGAAAACGCGCCGGAACTGGACCGCTGCCGAGAAATCGGCAATCGTCGCGGCCTACGAAAGCGCCCGGAACGGCTCGAAATGGGCTGTGCTGGCCGACGCGGGCATCTCCCGCAACTACATCTACCGCTGGCGGAAACAACTCGCTGGCCACACCATTCAGCGCCAGGCCGTTGCGGCCTGAAGGGGGATCGATATGTGGATCGAGAAAATTTCAGCAGAGTTCGAGCGGGATTTCGCGCCGGAACTGGCGCTGCTCCGAGCAGAGCCCCACGATAGCCAGGCTGGGCACGGCGCGCCCGTGCGCCGACAGATCGCGGAGGCTGTCCGATCTCAACTCTGGGCAGAACTGAGCGCCCGCATGGAGGTCTGGCTGGCGCAGTTGAGCCCACTGATGTTTGGAGGGCTGGCGGAGGCGGCGGAACCCACGCCGCCAGAGGAGCTAGCCCTGCACGCGGCCGTCCGAGGCGGACGCCACCTCTGGGACGCGGCGATGGATACGGAGGGAGCATGGCCAGCTCTGGCGGGCCTCCTGGATACGCTCGGGCCAGAGGGAGGGAGATCATGAAAATCGGAGAGTTCAACCGCATTGTCGCGGCCATGGAGGGAGAGCGCGCCTACGCACGCGCGCGGGGGGCGTCATCGGTGCGCGCCCCCATCGAGCCGGCCGATTGGGATCTGGGCATGGACGCCGACGAGAGGCGGGCGTTCGATTCGCTCCATTACGCCCTGGCCGACTGGCGAGAGTGGGCAGGGCGAGAACTGGAGATCCGCCGCGCCAACGATCCATCGGCTCGGGTGCTGGAGCCGGAGTTGCACTGGAATGAGACGCAACTCCGTGCCGCGATGCGCCCACTGCCCACGCCCGGCGAGCGCCTCCGCTCCCTGCGCGAGGCGCGCGACATGACGCAGGCGGAATTGGCCGAGCGGATGACGGCCGCTCTCGGCCGGCCGGTGAAACAGGGCGAAATCAGCCGCTGGGAGTCCGGGGGGCGGGTGCCGAACGCGGCGACGCTGCGCCTCCTGGAGCAGGTGCTGCAAGCTAAGAGCCCGGCCTAGTGCCGGGCTTTCGATTTCTAGGGGCACGCGCCCAGCTCCGGCTGCTCCCCCACCGCCTCCCAGATCAGGAGCGCGGCCCGCGCCGATACCAGCGCAGGGCCATACGCCCAGCCGATGCCCCTGGGCGGCGCGGGAGCGGGCACAAAGAACGCACCGAAGCCGACGCGCAGGGTTCCCTGCTTGAGCCGCCGGAACGCGCCCGTGGGCGTGGTGACGAGCACGCCGCTGGCATCCCACTCCACCGCCACGTCCACCAGCGGATTGGAGCCGATCGGGAGGCGTGCCGAGTATTTGATCCCCTCGCCACACATCAGCCGTTCATCGGCCTGGAGGTGGTCGGCCGCGATGTCGCCGGAGAACCGCGCCACGAGCCCGAGCCTGGAAGCACCGCAGGGCAGAGCCAGACACGGCGCGCCCTCGGTGCCCCGCACGGAGAGCTCCAGGGCTGGAGCGTGCTTATCCGCTGGATCCCACATGAGCGTAGCCAGGGCAAAATAGTCCTGGCCGGCCGGTGGAGCGAACCCGCGCAAATCGAGCCGAACAACGGCCCGACCACTGGTGAGCTGCCGCACCTCGACGGGCGGAGGGCTCGGCGCCGTTCGCGGCGTCGGAGTAGCGCTCGGAGCAGGCGGCGCTGTCGGAGTCGCCGTCGAGGTGGGGGTAGGGGTTGTCGTTGGCGTCGCCGTGCCCAGCGGAGGCAGGCAAAAGGGTGGGCACTGCGGTGGGCGGAGGGACCCGCACGCGGCGAGCACGAGCAGCGCCGCGGCGAGCAGGGACAGGCGAGAGAAGAACGTGGCCATGAAGCCTCCCGAAAAATGGCCCGCGCGGGCGGGCGGGCCTGAATTACGCTGCCACCCGCAGCCGGCCGGGCGAATCGGTGGCCTGGGCTGTGGGTGCGACGGCTGTGGTGGGGAACCCGCCGCGTACCGGATAGAGTCCCATGTTCAGCGCCCTTTCGCCTTGAGGTGGTCGGCGATCTTGCGCAGGCCTTTGGCCAGCCAGTCATCGACGCCGGTGTTGTTGTTGTCGAGCGCCGCGATCTTGTCGGCGTAGGCGTAGAGAGCCTCGCTGGTGGCGCGCTCGTAGATTTCGTGGGCAAGGTCAAGAATTGCTCGCAACATGATCCTGTCTCCTCTCGTTCTGTTGTTCCAACTTGCCCAATCGCTCAATTTCTCGGCGCTGCTCGGCGACCACCCGTTCGAGCTCCGCAATGCGCGCGGCATCCTGCGCCTGGGTGCGAGTGAGCTCGTCCACGCGGGCCTGCAGCCGATCGGCCGCGTCGTGCGCGCGCTGCAGCTGCGCCTGGAGCTCGTCGATCAGCCGCTCAAATCGGTGATCCACACTCTCCTCTCGCCTGTTCCGCAGCGTGAGCCAGCGGGTGATCGCCGCGCCCAGGCCGCCGGCTCCGAGCAGGCCGGCAAGGGCCTGTCCCCAGTCCTCGATTTTCATGGTCCCTTCCCTGTTTCAGTAGCTGCCCATGCCGCGCCGGTACTGGGTGCGGATCTGAGCGAGAGTCGGTAGGCCGCCAGAGCCCCACACGCAGTCGCCCAGGACGGCGTGGTTGGCCTCCCCGGTCGGCGAGGCGCTGTGGGCAAGGCGCGCCACCGTGAGCGATCCTCCGCCGCTCGGGTTGGTGAGGCCGGATGCTGTCGCGGCAATCTCCCCATCGATCACGATGGTGGCGGTTGAGGTGGTGCTGTGCTCTCTCATGCCGCATACGTGGTGCAGGCCAGGCGCGATCTCAGCCACGGTCGTTACGGTCTTGTTCGAGCTGTGTTGCCAAGAGAGGGTGAGGCGGGAGTTAGGCGAGTCCAGATAGAGGCTGTACGGTGTGTTCGCGCCCGAGCCGGTTCCCGATTGCGGGATGGCGAACAGGCGCCAGGTGGAGTTCACCTCGCCCGCCACGAAGATCCAGCCCATGAAGTAGCACGAGGCGTCCCGCGCCTCGGCGACGAGCGAGGCGACGTTGCCCACGCTCTGGACGGATGCGGCCGAGAGCCACACTTGCCCCTCGGAGCTGTACCAGAGTCGTCCCACGCTGCGGAGCGTGTTGGTGGTGGTGATGTCGTGCGCGCCCAGCACATCAGGAATGCTCGTGCCGCCCAGGATGGTGTCCAAGAGCGGCCAATGCGATTTCGCGCTCGGAAGCGCGGAGATGTCGTGGCCGAGGGGCTGCTGCGCGCTGCCGGACGTGGTGCCGAAGGCCGCCACAACCTGCCCATCGACGATCTTGAGATACCTGCCCTCCGACAGGCTCCCGATCGGATACCGCGTACCACCCGAGCTCCGGAGCCCGCGAGCTTGTCGCACCTGCGGAGCCGCGGCGATTCCGTCCAAATCCTCGGCCAGCGCGATTCCGCCAACTGCCACGTCCGTGGCCTCCGGCAGGTCGCTGGAGTCGATGGCGCGCGGCGTAGGGGTCGCGTCGGCGCCCGAGAGCGGCCCAGCCAGGAATAGGTGGGCGCCAAACGTGGACGGCACAATCAGCCCTGAAGGCCGCTTCTTCCATCGGCCTTCGTGGTCGCGTTCGTAGTCGCTCATCTGCTATGCGCCTTCCCAAGTGGCTTCAATCTTGCACTCGCAGTAGTTCGCGGATCCGGTTCCGCTCACGACCACGAGCTCAACGCGCACCGTCGTCACGCCGGCGGCCGTGTAATCGCCCGTGATGAGGAACGTTTTTTGCTCGCTCCGCTCCTCCACTGCGCTCCACTGGCTGAGGGTGAGCTCTGCCGTCTCGCCGATCTGCGTGCCTCCCGATGTTTTGATCCGCGCCTCCCAGGTTCGGCCCTGGTCCCCCGAGGCATAGTTGATGCACCAGCCGGCCGCGCGGATCCGCCACTTGCCGGCCTTGTCGAGGTCCACCGATGCCGTGGACGCCACATCCGATGAGCCGACGCTGTCGACTGTGCCGGCCTGGTAGAGCCCAGCGTGCCATGCGTGATCATCAAGTAGGTCCGCGTCCACGTTCAGGCACTCGGTGGTCGATGTCACCGGATACGGCGCGCCGCTGGCCAGCGTGCTTCTGAAGGATCCGAAGAGCTGCACGTTTCCGGTCTTCGACACCTTGTCGGGAGTGCCGCCCGTCAGCGTCCAGTCGGTGAGCAGGGTGCCATCCTGATAAAAATCACCGGAGATATTCAGTGCGCCAGCCGGGATGTCGAGCAGGAATTTGGGATATTCGGTCTGGGCGCCGACATTGCCGTCCTCGTCCACGCACAGAGCCGTGCCGAGGTCGCTGAAGGCCGTGTCGTAGAGCGTCTGGATCTTGAGCTTGCCTGATGCGAGCCCAACCCGCTCAGCGACGATCGAGCCATACCGCTCCACGGATCCGCCAGTTACGCCGATTTCGCCGGAGGCTTCGACGTAGAATCCATCCTCGAGCGAGGACCCGCCGATCATCTCGGCGAACAGATGGAACTCCGGCACCTCACCTGTTTCGTAGCGCTTGCGAATGTCGAGCGCCGTGGCGTGCGTGCTCTCAATGGAATCGCTCACCCGGAACGGGGCGCCCGAATCGATTTCGGCTTGGCCGGATTCCTGCCCACGCAAGTGCATGAGCAACCCCATGAGCAGATTGAAATCGTCGGCTGTCGTGATGTCGCCAGGGTGCGGCCGATATGTGTTTACAAAAGGCATGCCGTCAGCCTATCGAAAAGATGCGGCCAGAATCGCTTGGCCATTCGATGTTGGCGGTTTCATTTGAAAAAGAAAGAGTCGGCAGGCCTGTGCCGGTATCCGTGTAATAAATGAGCGTAGAATCGGATTCGTCGCCAGTGTTGTGGGCTATAATAATTGCCTCCGCTGTATCGCCAGTGACTCCACTGATCGCAACGTCGCTTGCATCGAATACGCGGCCGTTCACCGTTTTCCCGGTGAGCGCAGCCGACGCAACGCGGGCGCCCGATGGAATATCGGCAAGGACGTCGTGCGTCTCAAGGTTGACGGTGTAATAGGCGGTATTAACAAGAAGCACCAGCACATCATCAGCGGGCCAATTGATTTGCGCTCGCGCGAACGCCTCAACAGCTGCGGCATACATTCCGCTCGTAGGCATATCAACCTCAAGTCTTGGTGACGGTTGGCGATCCGATGGTGACGGAGATTCGCGTGCTGGAGGGTCGAATCTGGCGCACGGGCGCACGCCACCAGGCCACGATGGACCCGCTCACGGCGCCCACAGCCTGCCCAAACACGCGCACGCGCGTGGTAAGCGCGGAAGAAGAGGATGGCACCAGGCAGCGGTACACGTTCTTCGACTGGACGATGTCGCCGATCACATTCGAGCTGGCGAACACGCCAATCACCGCTCCGGCGCTCTCGAACTCTCCGGGCGCGAACAGTCCCAGCCCTGGGAAGCCGCTGGAGACAGTGATGGGCATGCTGGCCTCACACGTGATGTCGTAGAAGCCGGCTCGATCCACAAGCAATGAAACGAGCGTGGTCGGGTCGCCGGATGACTCGTAGACGGGTACGGGCGCTGGCGTGAACGCCGTCTTTTTTGTAGGCCAGCCGTAGCCGCGGACCTTCGGTACGTTCAGATTGGTATTCTTCGTCTGGCTCTCGCACTGGAACGGCGCCTGCGCCGTGGCGTCGTCGGACCAGGAGTGTCCGCCTGCGATCAGGGCCCCGCCCACCTCGGCATCGCCGTCGAAGGTCATCGTCCGTCCGTCCAGGATCCATTGCCCGATTGCGCTGCCGCCGATCAGGTATGTGGCCGCCCGGATGGGGCCGTCCACGTCCAGGGCATAGCCGCCGGAGGATCGGCCGATGAGTAGCCGCCCGGAGGAATCAAGGACGAACGCCGGCACGGAAGCCAAAACGCCGACTTTGTAGGGGTAGTAGGAGATCTTGCCGGAGCCGGATGCTGTGCGCTCCACCTCAAATAGCCCAAGCCGCTCCGTGAGCCCCGCGATCGCGCGCATCTTCAGCACTAGGCGCAGCTTTTGGCCATTCGCCAGCGCTGTGGGAGAGTCGGTCTTCTCGCCGACGAATCGATAGGACACGCCGCTCGATGAATACGTGCGCGTGAAGTAGAGGGCCGCCGCGTTCGCCTGGAATCCGGGCGCCAAGAGCAGTTTGTCGCGCGCCGTGACGCTCTCGCCGTCGCCGTGCAGGTATTTGATTTTGTCGCGGACGTAGTAGTTGAGGTTGTCGGCGTCCGGATTCTCGCCATCGACGTAGATGTATTCGGCTGTCCAGCTCATGGCGACACCTTATGGATCCGGATTGAGCCGGTGGCCGTGCTGGAGCCAGTCCCGCTCGTCTTCTTGATCTTGAAGTACAGCGTCTCGCCGTTCGTGGCCTGGTATTCGGAAACAGCCATCACCTGCGTTTTTTCGCTCGCCGTGCCGCACGAGCAATCCACCCAGCGATCGCCGCCCGTCGTCTTCACGTAAAACTTGGCACCCAGGTCGCCGGACGCTGGCGCGAGCGTGGCCTCTCCGGTGATCTCCCAGAGCCCTGAGCTCGGCGCCGTCACGGAGGCGATCGTGTATTCGGTCGGATCTCTGGACGATACGGTCGCCGTGCCGGTCGAGCTCGTGCCCGCGCCCGGCCAGCCCGCGCCCTGCAGGTTGTCGGCGTTGAGGTTCCGGTTGAGCGGTGCCCCTGTGCTGGCCTGGAGCGGCGCCGTGCCTGTTCCGACGGTGCCCTTCCAATGTCCCGTCACCTCGGCGTCGCCCTTGTGATAGGCCGTGCCGGGCGCGATCTCGCCCCAGGTTGAGAGACCCTCGTAGCCGTCCGTGGCGTTACAGTCGCCCTCTACGTCCACGGTGTAAGCCGGCGACGAGACGCCGATCCCGATCCGGCGGTGGTGGTCGATGCGCATGGACACAGGAGATCGCGCCGATCCACCCGAATAGGTGTTGATCTCCAGGGCGCCGCGACCCGCCAGGCTCGCCGCCTTGATGAAGCCGATGCTGGCCAGATCCTCGATCGTGCTGGTGTTCGGATCCCGGAGAGAGAAGATCAGCGTCGAGGCATCGCCCGTGCTGGTGCTGGTGGCCTTGTATCCCGCGAACACCACCAGGCCCGCGGCCGTGTCGGGCATAGCCCCAAGCTCGAGCCGCCCGAACCGCTCCTGGGCTCCAATACCTTCGGCAACGGAGAGATTGCAAGCCCCCAGATCGATGATCTCCTGCCCGTCCTGATCTCCGTGGAGATAGTCGCAATCGTCGGCGATGTCGCGGTAGTAGCGCGCCGCCATCAGCTCCAGGTGGATAAAGGTCTTGGCCGTGATCCAGCCGCTCACTGCGTCCACTCCTCGGGCGGGCGGGCCAGGGCCTGCGCGACGGCCTCGGCGCCGAACAGCAGGCTCCAGCGCGAGAGCAGCTCCTGGCACGCGGCAGGGAGCTTGCCGAGGTCAATGGGAGGCATCGTGCGGCCACGCACAGCGGGCGGCGAATCTGCGTTCTCGGCGACAAGCTGCGCCACGGTGGTGCCCGGCTCCCAGTTCCTGGCCTCGGGTGCCGGTCGCAGAACAAGCAGAGCCTCGATCCGCATGATATCCCAGGGCTCCGGGATCTCGATCGGGATAGCCGCCCCTGCTGCGCCGCTCGGCCCACCGTTCCGGCATTTCAGGTTCGAACACCACCACCGAGGATCCGTGAGAGCCACCAGCATGGCGTTGCGGCAAAAACAGCACTCAGCGACCCATCGGCTATGGTTGATCTTGGCCTGCACGACGAGGCTGATTTCCAGCCCTGGCGCATCGACCCTGTCCACGAGCCCGGCCGGGCGGTCCTGTCGCTGTTGCATCCGCCAGTAGAGCTCCATCGTGGGCGTTCCGTTGCCCGGCTGCAGGTTCTTGCGCCCGCGCGCCGCAGCGAGGGCCAACATAGTCTCAATGCTCTCGATCATGGTCAGAATCCCCAGGGCCAGTCGCCCAGAGTGCCGTACGTGGCGTGGTTGAGGCGGTAATAGGTGCTGGTGTCGGCGTCGGAGAGCTGGAAGGTCGACCATACGATCTGCTCGTCCGCGTCGATCTGGTGCGCGATGTGCTCGATCTGCACGTCCTGCGTCTTCGTGTAGCCGAGCCGGGAGTGCGTCTTCTTCACGGTTGCGCGGTATCCGAGCTCCAGTCCTAGGATCCGGTCAAGTACGGCGTCCGATACCGACGAGCACACGCGGATCTTGCGAAAACGCGTGACCGGCCGCTTGTGGCGGTGGAGCGTGTAGTAGAGCTGGTCTTCGAGTTCGCTGTCGGAGGTCAGCAGCAACTCCCCGCGATCCAGCGTCGAAGGCCCGTATTCGTCGGCGGCGTCCGCGTCTTCCGCGATCTGTTCATCGCCATCCACACGCGATGCCACGATCTTCGTGTACAGCAGATCGTCACTGTATTCCGGCTCGATCTCCACGAAGCCCACGTCGCCATCCTCGGCCGGGTCCGAGAAAACGATCTGCGGCTCGGTGTAGACGGAATCGGTGAGCAGGGTGTGGCGCGCCAGCCAGACGGCGGCGCCCGACTTCGAGATGAAGAAACGCCCGAGCTCGGACTGCTCGCAGTGCAGGATGTGCTCAATCGCGGATCGCCCCTTGACGCCGACGGGGGGGATCAGGGACGTGCCCGCGTCGATGGCTCGGTGAGCATCCGGGCTGGTGCCGGGCCACGACACAGCGTTGAGTGCTCGCGTGATGCGCGCCCCGGAGAGCTCCTCGGGATAGTCGCTCTCGGTCGTGATCTTTGGCTTCCCGAACCGGACGAAGCCGTCGGCGCCCGCCAGCGTCACCACGTCGCTCACCTGGCCAGGGAACACGCGCGGCAGGCCCTGCAGGAAGATGGTGATCAGCTCGTGGGTGTTGCCGCCCACCGTGATCAGGGCCTGTGCCTTGCGGCCCGGCTTGATGTTGCCGTAGTTCGGGCCGCTCGGATAGTCCGGATCGAGGGCGCCGTCCGTGTTCATGCACGCTACCTTGCAGGTTCCGGCTTGCGAGCGGTCGAGCCTGAACGACCGGCCACGCGCCGTGCTCAGCGACAAGATGCGGCTCCCAACGCTGGAGAACGAGGGGCTGGCCGACAACGGAAGCGAGCCCCACGCCACCTTGAAATCGAGCGTGAACCCCATTTAGACCCACATCCCGGGGTTCTGACTGCCGTAAGTCGCCGCGTGGTTCTGCACAGCGCGGAACACGGCCTCCCCGTCGATCTGCACGATGATGTTTGGCTGCTGGCCAAAGCCGGGCGACAGCGCCCTGGTCCCGCCGCCGAGGCCTTGCGCCCACGAGAAGCCGTTCCAGCCGGGCGGCGGCGTGAAGGATGCCCCATGTCCGATACCCGACGCATCGCCCGCGACGACGGCGCCCGTGATGCCGTAGCCGCCTGCGAGCTGCTTGCCGAGCTCGGTCGTCACGTCGCCGTACCGCGCGAGCTGCTGATCGATCATGGAGATCGTGCCGGCCGCCGCCAGGCCCATGCTCATCGAGGAGGTGGCGAAGGCGCCCGCCATCTGCCCAGCGCCGAGCGCTACCATCTGCGAAGAGATAGCCATCGTCTGCCCGAAGGTCGCACCTGAAGCGGCCGCCGCCGCAGATGCCGCCGCCGACTCCGCCAGTCCCATGGATGCAGTCTGGAGCGGCTCGATCATGCTCTGCATGGCCGTCTGGGCCTGGCTCTGGGCCTCGGTGGCCTGGCCCATCACCACGCGCTGCTCCTGGAGCGAGTCCACCCAGCTCGCCGACGTGCCGATCAGTCTATCCATCCACTCCCGGTACCAGCCCTCGCTCCCCTTTTCCATGAATCGCAGGAGGTTCAGGTTGCCCTCCTGCATGTTGCGCAGGGCGCCAAAATCAAAAAACGTATTGCCGCTCTGGGCCTGGAGCGCCCCCTGATTCATTTGATCAAACATTTGCTGCGCGCCGGACAGGCCGGGAAACATGCCCGACACGTCCGCCGAGAACGAACCAAGGATTGCCTGCATTTTCTCGGGGAAGGTGTCCGCGAAGTACTGGAGCCTGAAGGGATCCTCGGCTGTGCCCTTGTTTGAGCCGATGATATTCCCGTTTTTGTCGTAATTGTACGTGCCAAGATTGCGGACGGACTGCAATGGGTTGCTTCTTGACCCGACGGGGCCACCTTCGGCGAACCCCCTTGCCGCCGCGCCGCGCAGGGCCTCGACGGCCCGGTGCCCGCCCGCGCCCTCCACCTCCTTCGCCGTCCAGACGTGCTCGCCATTTGAGAGGTAGGCCCGGATGGAGTCCGATGTGCCCGTGCCAGGGCCTGAGATGGGACCACCGGCTGCATGGCGCCCTGTGGCCCAATGGAGCTCTCCTGGCGGATGCAACAGCGAGTTGAATAGGTCTTCCACCGTCCAATCCCCAACCGATTCCGATAGCGGCGCCGCTGGAATGACGGCATTGACGGCATTCCCGACAGCCGAACTGATCCGGCCCGGGATCTGGGAAATCCACGAAGCGAGCGCCCCCAGCAGTCTCTCCAGGAGGGCCCTAAAAGACGCCTCGATATAGGGCCATGCCTTCTCAATGGCGGCACCGATCGCCCCCCCGGCAGCGTCCCCAACCGCAGCAAATTTACTGATAAATGCATCCGTGTCTCCCGCAATAAACGCCTTGATGCCCTCCCAGGCATCTACGAAGCCTTGCTTGATTCCGGGCCATGCCTCAACCAATCCAGGCACGAGCGTGCCCTTGACCCACGCCACGGAGTCCACGGCAAACAGCCGGATTGCCTCAGTCAGATCCGGAATCTTCCCAAGCCATTCCGAAGTGACGTTGATGCCCTCGCGCAAGGCGTCCCAGATGACGCCGAAGGCGGGCTCCAGCACCTGCCCGACGCGCTGGCTGAAGACTCCCCATCCGGCCGACAGCCTGTCCCATGCGTGAGCCGCGCTGGCGATGCCGTCGTTCTGCTCGGCCAGGGCTTTTGCCGTAGCGCCGGAGGCGTTCTGCATCTCGCCCAAGTTCTGGGCGTACTTCTGCCCGACCTCGCCAGCGGAGGCCATCGCCAAGGTTTGGCCCTCGATCGAGCCCACAAGAGCCTGGAGGCCACCCGCACCCAGTTCGGTGGCGCGCTCGTTCACGCTCTCCATCACGCCCTGAAGCCCCATCATCTCGACGGCCTCGCGTCCAGTCGAGACGCCCCATTCCTCAAAGAGCGTCTTCATCTGCTCGCTCGGCGCAGCCAGGGCCTGGAGCATGCCGCGCATCTGGGTTGCGACCTCGGCCGCATTGCCCGTGACGCCCGTAAAGGTCGCCATCACCGCGTTCATCTCCTCGAAGGAGATTCCCATCTGCGAAGACAGGGCCGTCACGCGAGGCATGGCATCTGCGAGCTCGGGCAAGGTAGTCTGGCCCAGGTTGACGGCCATCGTCGCCAGGTCCGCCACTTTCGCGGCTGTCTCGCTCGACGTGTCGCCGTAGGCTCGGGTCTCGGCTGCGATCAGGGCCATAGCGTCCTTGGTGGTAGCCAGGCCAGCGGACGCCAGATCCGTGGCCGTGCGCAGGCGCGCCACCGAGTCCTCCGAGTCGCCGAAGGCGCCGATCATCTCGTACATGCCGCCGGCCAACTCTTCCGTACTCTTGCCGGTCTGCTCGGCCATCTGCTGCACAGCGCCCTTCAGCTCCAGCACACGTTCCGTATTGCCGGGGATCAAGCTGCCGATGTTCGCCATCGACCGGTTGAAGTCCATGCTGGCGTTCAGCGAGTCCTGGCCGAAGTCGTACAACGCCCCGGCCATGCGCTTCAGCCCGCCCATCACGAAATCGATGGATTTGCCGAAGTCGCCCGTGCCGAGCGTAATGGTGGATTCGATGACGCCGACCATGACCATGAGGGTGCTCCTGAAAAGCGAAAAGCCCCAGAAATGGGGCCAGAGGCGGACTTCTTGCAGATCAATGTAAGGATAAGGTCAGGGAAACTTCCCTGACCCCTCACCCCTTCCGCTGGCTCTCGATGTAGCTGGCCTCCGCATGGAACCACCCAGCCCACTTGATGAACTCGCCCGCGCTGACCTCGCGGCGCAGGCGCTCGACGCTCATCTTGAGGTGCCCGGCGAGGCGGAACTCAAAGCCCTCTTCCGCCTCATCCGGGTATTTCTGGGGCTCATGTAGGCCCCGAAGGAAAGCTCTTTTGTGCTTCGCGCACAGCCCCCTCCGCCATGCCGTTGATCGCCAGGATCTCGCGCAGCACCACCTCCTGCGCCGCAAAGTTCTTGTCCTTCAGCGCGTCGTACTGCGCCTCGGTGAACTTGGGCTCCACGACGCTCTCGAGCCAAAGGTTGCGCTCGAAGGCGTCAGCGTCGAGCTCGTGGACGCGGCGACCGTCCTTGATCTCCCACTTCTTGGACTTCTCGCGGACGGCGCGCTGCAAGCCCTTGGAGAGCGGAACGATCTTGACGGCGCCGCCCCACTGGGGCACCTCGACGAGCTTCGCGTCACGGTCGGGGGCGGAGAGAATTTGATCGACGGACAGGATCGGAATCGTTGCCATGGCGCCTCTTACGACCAGGTCGTATGGGTTTGGGTGTCAGTCTTTTGGAGGCTGATCGAGCACGTGATCGCGTCAGAGCCGGCCTTCTGGCTGACTTTGTAGCTCTTGCCGATCACCTCGCCCGTGGCCTTTGGCAGGCCGCTGGTGGATCCCGCCGGGCCATACTCGTAGGTCTTTGAGCGGCCTTCCGCGTGGCGCAGGATCGCGTCGATCGTCGCGTCCCAGATGAACTCCAGATCGAACGTGCCGTCGCCGACGCCTCCAGCGAGGTAGACCTCGCGGGATTTCCCCATGGTCGTCACCTTGGGCACGCCGACCTCGTCGGAGTCGTCGATGCCAGTGATGTAGCTGGAGATGTCGATGAGCGAGTCGCTCGCGTTGTCGAGCTTGAATACGCCGTTGATGCCAACAACAAAACCCATGTCCTTGCCCTCAGCGGCGCCCGAAGGCCGCGATGAACGTTATTGATGTTCCCGGCGCCCAAGTCGCGCGCAGGTAGCGCTTGACCGTGCCGGTGACTTCGATTTTTTGCGCGCCGACGGCGGACGCCGCCGCGAACGTCACCAGGTCCGTCCACGTCGAGTTGTCCGTGGAATCCTGGATCTTGATGGTGCCAGGGCCTGTTGCGGCTGTGACCTGCAGAAACCCGACGCCGCCGTTCGTGGTGGCTGCGCTGTTGTCGATCGCGCTGCCGTTGCCGGACGTACTCCGCGTTGCGTGGGCGTGCAGCACCAGGGCCGCATCATCGCCTCCCGTGGCCTGGCCGCTCACCGTGAAGGGCACGGCGCCCTCTGTGCCGCTCTTCTTCGTGTACTTCGTGGCGATGGTGACGGCGCCCGAACAGTAGTTCCCGAGACCGTCGCCGACGGGCAGATAGAGCCAGCCGGTTTCGGCGCCGAGGCAGGCGCGCATGATGTCGTCTAGGGCGGCTTCGTCGCCGTCCCAGAATCCGGCGTGCTCGATCTGGGCATCGCGGACTCCGCCGGCGAGATAGACCTCGCGGGTCTTGCCATAGGTAGTGACCTTCGAGACGACGGCGGAGCCGGTGCGGTCGTGGCCGCTGAAGAAGCTGGTCAGCTCGTAGCCGTTGGTGAAGATCTGGGCGAGGTTGCCGGGTGAAAAACTCATGGGCGCCTCACGGTTGGTAGAAGAGCATGAAGTTGATGCTGAAGAGCTCGTGCTCTTGGCTGTCGAGCCCGACGTAGATGGGTTCCGGCTGCAGCGCTTCCACGTCGCCGTAGCCCGCAATGGTCGAGTTGTGCAGCGCCGCGTGGACCGCCTTCGCCTTCGTGAGGCCCGCATCGTGGTCAGCGGCTCGTACCATCACCTGCACCGTTGGGCGCCGGATCTCGGTGATCCGGCCGAGCGTGCGCTGAGGCCTCGGGCCGCCCGTTCCCGTGACGAATACCGACGCAACGGGCACGGAACTCGACGCGGGCCGGATGGGGCCGACCCAGATGGAGGAGCCAAGAGCGCCCACGCCGGCCGTCTGGAGCTTCGTGGCAACATCCAGTGGTGGATTCTGGGGCATGGCGGCCTACTTCCTTTTAAGAGCTTCGAGCTCGGTGCGAACCTCGGCGGCGAGCCGCTTGTCCATGTCGCCGGCCGCTTCCATGAACGGCGTTTCCAGGTATTTCCACTGCGTTCCAGGGTTGTGTTTCGCCTGGACCTCGTGGACGTAGACGGCGTAGCCCACGTAAACGTCCTCTTTGCCTGCGGACTTGCCCTTAGAATCGCGCTTCGTGACGCCCGCTGTTCCGCCGAACCCGAGCCGAACGGTCACGGACCCGCGCTTGAATTCGGGCGGTTGGACGTGGCCCGAGGCGCGGAGGTTGCCGGTGTCCACGGGCGTCAGCGGCTTGGCTTTCGCCATGATCTTTTCCGCTTCCCGGTACATGGCGCGGGCTGCTGCCTTCGGCGCCCTGTCGCCGTATTTCTTGACGACGGAGCGGAGTTCATCGAGGCCCCGAAAGGTGAAGTTCGCAGCCATCGACTCACTCCAGGTAGATGACTTCGTGGTGCGCGCCGAGCTCGTCCGGATAGAGGTTGACGGCGCCGATCACGGGCTGCGTTCCATCGGGGAGCGTGATTCTGGATTGCTCGGTTGCGCCCGACACGCCGCCGAGGTAGACGACCGAGCTTGACGCGGCCTCCGTGCCGTCCTTTCGCCGGTAAGCCTTGCGCTTGCGGACGACGCGGGCTTGGTAGACGACGCCCGTTCCGTAGGTGGGCTTGCCGTAGGTGTCGCGGCTGGACAGCGGCTCGATAGTGACGCTGTCGGGCATCATGGCGAGGAATCCGGGATCCATCACTCGATCCTTACCCAGCTACGCAGCCTCTTGAGGGCCTCGATGGGCAGGCTCTCGCCCGCATCGATGGACGGCGCCCGATAGCTGACCGACAGATCGCCAACCGAGCGGCTGGCCACCGCTGGATCGCGCGCCGACTGCAGGTACCACGCCTTCGCCGTCTCGATGCAGGCCTCCTCTACGTCGTAGGGGAGACTGCGCACCGCAACCGACACGCTCGGGCCGGCCACCTCCGTGGCCAGAGTTCCACCGCTCACCACCACCTTCGAAGCCGTCCGGGAGACGACAGTGAAGGCGCCGTTGTTCGCCGCGGTCGCGAAGCCCGAGATGCGGATCCGGTCGCCGGGCGCCAGCAGCGGGAAGCCGGCCGCGCTGTCGTTGAGGCTGTTGTCCCCGTTCGCCGCCGAGATCGTGGTCTTTGAGCTCATGTCGTCGCCGGGGAGCAGGTAGCCGCCGTAGTAGGTGGCCGCGAAGACGGCTTCCTCGCTGCCGGGGATCGGCGTCCCGGAGAGCGACCATCCGAGCTGGGCCGTCCAGTCCCAGCCCGCGCGCCGGTAAAGGAACCCTACCTTCGCGTTCTCGACGACGTAGTCCGTGATGGGCGAGCTGTCCTGGGCCACCGAGACCACCGAGCTGATCGGCGTCAGTGAGAGCATCAGGCGCGTGTCGCCGTAGCCCTTCACAGTCTCCTCGACCTTGGCGCGGGCAAACTCCCGGCCGCAGTGCGACAGGATCGCGTCCGACGCCGCCCGGATCTTGCTCGAGAGCAGGGTATCGTAGGTGCTCACCGTGATCTGGAGCGCAGCCTTGAGCTCCGCCAGCGTCGTCAGGTCCGTGCTCGACGGATATGTGAGGATGGTGATGGCCATGCTACGCCGCGATGTCGAAGAAGACGTGGAGGACCTTGGATCCGTTGTAGGTGCCGGAGCTCGCGTCCACCGAGGAGGTTTGGGTGCCCGTCGCGATCGTCGGAGTCGCCTGGCGCACGCCGCCGAGGTAGACGTGCTTGACGGCCGAAGAGGCGGAGATCTGGGTAGGAAGCCCGATCTTGTTGCCCCAGCCAATCTTGATCGTCTCGTCGCCAGCCCCGCCCAACGCCGTAGCGCCCGCCACCGCAGCGCTCGTCACCTTGCCGAAAATCTTCGTGCCGGTCAGCGTCAGGGCGCTCGACAGATCCAGCGTCTCCGTCACGGTCACGCCACCAGCATCTTGTCCCGTCACGGTCACGGTTCCGGCCGTGATGCCGGGCGTCGTATCGGTGACGGTGATCGTGATGTTGCGCGGAACGTCCGGCTGACCCGCAAGCGTGAGCGTGGTGTTCGTCAGGTTCACGGATGTCACGATCGCGTCATCGTCCGCAGCCGCTGGCATGCCAAGAAACGCCGACAGCAGCAGTGAGATCGGGTCCGAGGCGCCGGGAACGTGAGAGCTCGCGTGTGCGGTCGGGGCTTCGCCCTCCAGAATCGGGCGCTTCCCCTGACTCCACCAATCACCCATGATTGTTGCCTCCAAAGAAGAACGGGCACCCCGTGAGGTGCCCGCGGCAAGTTACAGATCAGGTCGGCGGGAGATCCTTGTAGCCGCCGAACACCCACACGGCCGAATACGCTACCGTGTCCGTACTGGAGTGCGACAGATCGAACGTAACCTGGGCCCGGATGTACTGCTTGGCTTTCGACAAATCGAAATCGATCTCGACCTGGCCAGCCGCAGCCGACGCAGCGCCCGTCTTAACGACGGTGGCGGGGAAGTTGCCGCTCGACAGCGTCACCACGGTGGGGGGGGCGGCGGCGGCCATGTCGTAACTCGCCCGAATGGCCGCGTAGTCGGCAGCATCCGAGAGGCCGGGGTTTTCTCCGTCCTGGGCGTTGGCCGTGATGGTGAGGGTCTTGTCGGCCGTCAGCGAGGTAACGAACGAGATCACCAGCTTGGCCGACAGCGCCAATCCGCGCCCAGAGAGGAGCCGGTTGACGATGATTCCGTTCAGCTCGGTGTTGTCGTTGCCGGCGTTGGCTGTGATAACGGCAGGCGTGAGGGCTGTCTGAGTTTTTATGTAAGAGCCGATGTCCGTGGAGATCATGTGGTCCTCGTGTGTGTTGCGGCCCGCCAGGCGGGCCGGTTATGGCGCGCAGTGTGCTATCAGGAGAACGCCCACCCAGAGCCAGTGATCACCGCCACGGCCTCGGAGTGCCGCAGTCCGATGTCGTGTTCCACGATCACGCGGACTACCGTTTGGTCCTGCGCGAACGCCGACACCAAGCCATCCGGCGTGTAATAGGTAGCCACGTTGGAGCTCTCCACGCGCATCCCAGGAACCTCGCCGATCAGCACCTCGGAGAAGTCTGCGAGGATCATGGCGCTGGCCGAAGAAAGCTGCGTGGTGGAGGCGTAGGGGATGCCCCAAACCCGCCCTTTGCTCATCTCGTCGCGGAACACGAAATTCCCGTTGCCGTCCAGCAGCGTCTGGAGGTAGAGCTCCTGCTCGGGGGACATCGCCCAGCCGGGGCGGCGCATGGGCACGTTGGCACTGCGCAGCTTCAGGATGGCTTTGCCCAAGTCCTGGACCAGGTTGGCAAGGTTCACGGTGCCATTGGCAGCGAACACGTTGCCGCTGGCAGCGAGGTAGCGCAGCCCCTTCGGGGCGTTCTCCGTGCCGTTGCCGATCAGGAAGTTGTAGTCCTCGGCCGTCTGGACCGATGCAACCGTGTCGTCCCGCACCATGGCGTCGTTGTTGGCGTCGCTGAACTCCAAGAAATCGTTCGAGATCGGCACCGTCGAGGCCAACTTCTTGCGCCGGAGATCCACCATCCCGAACGCTGGCTGCGACGCCGTGATGTTCGCGTTCTCGCCGACGTAGGACGCGGTCGCGCCGCCCGTGACCTTGGGAATCTGGATCGAGCCCTTGGGCATCGACACCACGCGCGCGCCGAGGCGGCGCACCACGGAGGCGGCCCGCAGGAGTTCGATGAGTTCCGAAGATTGCTGCGGGGAGATGGTGTAACCGCCGGCGGTGGCGCTTCCGGCGGCTAAGGCTTTCTCAAGGCGCTCATCGCCCCAGGCTTTCGCGATGGCGATCGCCTCGGACTTGTTGCACCTCGATGCCGCGAGGGCTCGCAGCATGCGGGCGGCCTCAATGCCCTTCTCGGCGGGCGCCGGAGCGGGCTGAGCGGCGCGCTGGAAGATCTTGGCGAGGCCTTCCTGTTGTTGTTTGAGTGGCTCGAGTGATTTGCCGATCGCGGCCGAGACGGCATCCTCGATGCGGGTATTCAGCTCGTCCAGGGTCATCGTCTTTCCCATGAGGGAACCTCCTATTTGTCGTAGAGACGCCCCGTGATCGCCGTCAGCTCCGCATTGAGTCTGGCTTGCACCGCGCTCTTGATGCGTCCCTGCAGCTCGGCCGGGTCGAAATCAATGGAAATTTTGGCTGTGTCAGGCTCGTCCGGTAGCTCAACCACGAAGGATTCGGCAGCGAGCTGGCCAGGGGGCGCGCCCAGCCCATCCAAGGCAGCCTTCGCGACCGGAGTAGGCAGTATCGCGGCCGCAAGCCCGCGCCTGACGGCTTCTTCGATTTTGCCAGAGTGCTTGGCGAATGCGGCCTCGAGCGGCCCGAGATCGAGCTCCAGCTTCATGCTTTTGGGCGCCGCGGGCTGGGCGATGGCCACGCTCTGGCCTTCCCTTGCGCACTTCTCGCCGTTGGGGCACGAATCCATGCCTTCCTTCATGGGACACCCCGCGCCCATCGGGCATTCGCCGGCATCGCCCTCCCCCTCCGGCCCGCCATCGTCCTTGATGCCGAGAATCTGGAACGTCTTCGGCGCGATGGCCTTACGGGCAGCCTCCAGCCTGGAGCGGGGGATCCAGACGCCCTTTTCCCCCCCCCACTCATCGAGGGCGCGCTCCGCCCAGGCCTTGAGCGGCTCCACGTCGATGCCGACGCTTTTTGCCTCGACCAGGGCTTCAGGGTTGCACCCCACGGGCGTCACGCTGTACTCGAGCAGTTCCTGCTTAAAGAAGTCGATGCCGTGCCTCTCAGAGTTGTAGCCCGAGCTGATTGGGTCGAAGCCGACCGAGCAAGCCCGCAGGAATCCGGCCTTGAGCATCTGGAACACGGTGTCGGCGAAGGGGTAGATCTCGCGGGTGACGAACTCCGCGTCGCTCACCAGGCGCCCGGCGCTCACGGCGATGGCGGCAGATCGCGCAACGGGCGGTTCCCGGTACATGTGGCTCCAGAGCACCACGGGATTTTTCTTGTAGCTGTCGAGCAGCCACCCGTCAGGGTTCACGGTCTCCGACGCACGGTCTACGGCGCCCGTCGAGATCACGAACCGGATCACGCGGTCGGCACCCTCGACAGCTTTCACTTCGTCGGGCACGAACTCTTTGCGGAGGATCACGCCCGTTGGTGCTGCGCCAGCCTTCGCCTTCTCCCGCCATTCGGCGAGCTCCATGAATCTTTTCATCGCGATCTCCTATTTGTCGAACGCCAGCGCTTCGGAGCATCGGCAATCGGGGTGAGCTGGCGGATATTCGACCTTGGCGCCGTCGCCCGTCGTGAACGACTGGTTCAGTCGCACCTGCTGGTTCTCTGGCATGAGCGGCATGTCCTCACAGATCGGGCAGAGCCGGTCATCGGCCGCGACGATCCAGACCTTGCGGGTCTTCTTCGGGTCGAGCAGGCCCTTGCCGACAGCCTGATCCCAGAGCGCCGACTGGCCGCCGTTCGAGCATTTCAGCGTTTCGGTGCGAGCGATAAGGATCGCCCGGCGGTTGAGCATGATCTCGGACTGTTTCGCGACCTTTTCGGCGACCATTGCCGCAACATGCTCGGGCGTCGCCCCTGGGTGCAGCTGGAGCTGATCAGCCCACGCGGCGAGCTCGAACTTGCGCAGACTCTCAGCCTGACGCGACGTGAGCCCAATGGCCGGCTTGATCAGCTTCGCGAGGCGCGCCGGATAGAGCCCCTCGGAGAAGGCGGACTCCACCATGCCGTTGATCGCCGCCCGCGTCTCGGCGCTCACGTTCGTCACCAACTCGCCAGCGAGTGCCCGCGCCACCGCAATGGCCTGCGGGTTCGTCATGTCGAAGGCGAGCGTCTGCCCCAGGGCCGCGCCGAGCGCTTGAGCTGCGGCCGTGCCGCCGCGCTTCACGCCCAGCGCGACCACGTCGGACATTCCGCCGCCGGTAAGCGCCGCGCCAACCGCATCGCCCAGCGCCTTCTCGAGGTCCGGCAGATGCAGCAGGGCCAGAGCCTTCGCCACATCGCCAGCGACCAGAGCGGCCTCGACGGCGGCGTAGTCCACCGAAGATCGCGCGCTCTCGATCGCGTCCATGAACCGCTGGCGCATCTCGGGCTCCAGCGCTCGCGCGATGGCGTCGATGGTGGCCGAGGCGTCCACGATCTGCTTGGCGTAGATCGACTTCGTGGCGTCCTGCGCGATCATGTCATGGCCGACGCTAGAAACAGCAACGGCCGGCGTTTCGCCGACCGCTGGTGGGTTCTGCTGGGTGCCGGTGCTCATCACGAACACCTGGCCCTTGCCGTCCGGGAGCGGAGGCAGGCCCTGGATTGCGCGCCACTCATCGACCATCCGCGACCACGGCGCCGACTTGGCGACCTGCAGGAAGAAGTCCCGGTCCTCGGCGACGGGCGACACATAGTCGAGGATGAGCCCTTCGTCATATTCGGGTACCAGGCGAGCCTGCAGCGTCTCGCGCATGAACTCCAAGCGGGGCACGAGCACCCACCGGCTGAACAGGTAGTCCGCGGTTTCGACGGTGGCGCGGTTCGAGTCCTGCAGCACTCCCAGGATCTCGGGCGGCACGCCAAACACCTGCATGATGATGTCGCGCTCGTGCTTGCGCAGCTCCGTGAGCTGCATGTTCTCGAAGCTCTGGGAGAGCTCGTGGACCTTCACCTCGCGGTTTAAGAAGTAGGGCTTGTAGGCGCGCCAGAACCCCTGGTTCTTCCGGAGCCAGCCCTGCTCGAGGCGCTCGACCTCGTCTTTTTGGATCCCAGGGCCATAGATGAGCAGGTCGGGGCGCGCCCGGTTGAGGAACCAGGACTTGACGTGCTTCGCGGCCGCCTCGTCCGTCTCGAGTTCGTCCGCCAGGCTCTGGGCTGTGCCGATGCCGCGGGCGTACGGATCGTAGGGGTCCGGATCTGAGAACCAAAGGATCTCCGTGTCCGGGATCTGCCCCTGCCAGCCGGCCCAGCTCACCTCATAGAACGGCTGGACGGCGGTGGGCGTGGAGCGGACCCAATGTGCCGGAATCGGCCACACGCCAACGGGGACGCCAGCAGCGTTCCGCTCCTTGATCCAGCCACACTCGCCGTTGAGTTCGATGTAGATCTGGGTCAGCTTGCGGATCGTGAGGCCGGCGAGCAGCGGATTGGAGCCGTACAGCAGGTCCAGGAGCGGGTGCTGCTCGATCTCCTCCAGTTCCGCAGCCTTGCGGTACCGCGCGATCGTCGCCGCCCGCTCTTTAGCTCCGAAGCCGACAAGCGCCTTGACCAGGTCGCGACGTACCTTGCCCTTGCGCCGGATCGTCGAGAGCGTCCACTGCGTCGAGGCCACCGCCGTCGCCACCCGATGGGTCACGGCGCGGAGCCAAGGCATCGTGGAGTAGGCCTTCAAAAACTCGCCCCCCGTGCGACTTGGCGGGGCGGACATGCCGGCCGGGACGATGCGGTGCAGCATCTCGCCGGCGACACCTTCCGGAATCGAGCCCGTGAAGATGCCCACGGCGGCCTTGGCCGCGAGGCGCATGCGGTCGATGACGCCCATCACCATACCTCAGCCATGGCTTGGCGCTGTGGCGCACGGGCGGCCGCGAGAGAGAGCGCCCAGCCCCAGAACTTGTCGGCGTGGTGCCGCTCGTTGCGGGCGGTATCGAACACCAGGTTCTTCGACGGCGTGACGATGCGCTTGACGCTGTGGATCTGGTAGTCCAGATCTCGGCTCACCGGGAGCGGCGTCTTGTGTTGCTGGATGAGCATCTTGGCATCCGTCGCCCAAAGGGCCTTGGTTTGCGTAGCGAAGTTTTGCCCGGCGACCTTCGACGGGAAGCGACTTTCGAGATTCTCAGAGAGGTTGCGGCCGATGCCGTTCCGATCGATGTAGAGCTGGACAATCGGGAGTCGCTCGAGGGCATACTCGATGACGGTGAGCTGGTCCTCGAACGGCAGGGCGTCGAGCGTCACCATGAGCCGCAGCGGGAAACTGCCCGTCGTGCTGCAGCCCACCGCAAGCAGCTCCGTCGCGTTGCGGGTTCGGCCCACATCGACGCCGGCCGCTAGCGTGGGCTCGGCCTTGCCAGCGTCGATCAGCTTGCGGAGCTCGTCGATCGCCTGCGTGGCAGCCTGAATCTGCCCGTCGCGAGCTGTTGCGATGGGGCATGCCAGGTCCGGATCGTGCGACTGCTTGATCTCTTCCCACGAGATCCAGGCCGTGGATTCATCGACGAACTCGGCCTCGTACTCCTGTCGGAAGTCCTCCTCGGGCAAATTGGCGTAGATCGCCTCGATTCGATCCGTGCCGAAGGCATCAACCCGAACGGCCGTTGCCATCGCGGGCGCCAGCTTGCGGGCCGCTCGAACATTCACGCAGAACGCCGCAGCTTCCCACCATGGCGTCTGCTTTCGCGCGTATCCCGGATACGCCTGGATCTGCTGGCCGAAGATCTCCCAGAACATCCCGCTCGCGCCGAGCGGACTTGAGCCGATCCGGACGCAGCCGCCTTTAGAGATGACCGGCAGGACCGCCGTGTAGATCTCGCGATCTCGGGCCACATGCGCGAACTCGTCCAGGTAAACCCGAAACCGAGCCTTACCGCGCGGCGGCGTCGCGGGCAGGCTCAGGAGGCGGGCGCCGTTCGAGAGTTCGATACCGAGTTCATTGTCTCGGACCAGACGAGGCAGCGCGATGCCCTCGATGGATTCAAGGATCTGGCGTGCGTACCTGATTTTCTCTTTCGCTTCGTCCTGGTTGATCGAGACGAAGATGCTAGATTGGCGACACGGCAGGACCGCCTGCGCGACAGCTTCAGCTGCACACAGCCAGGACCATGCGATCTGCCGGCTCTTGACCT